CTTTGATAATTTACTGAGTGAAAACGTACCGGTCGGAGGTCCGATTATTATGTTAGTGGAGGATTTTACCGACCACTCGCAGAATGTAACCACGGGAACGGGCACCGAAATAACGTACGAGGCAAATGTCGAGGACGATTTAGGTTTTTACGGAGCGTTTAGGATTCCAGAAAATGAAAATTGCGAGAGTTTTACGGCAATTTTGCAGGCGTTTAATCCAGTTACAAACGAAAGTTTTGATTTACAAACAGCGTTTTTTAGTTTTGCTTCGATTCCTATGGTAGGGGGTAAATACGTATTGAATGAATCGGTACCTTTATTCACTTCATTCGATAGTAATTCGGCTAAAATATCGGCTTTATTCAAGTTAAATTCGACCTACGATACCAATGGCGAATACGGTGTCGATATATTTTTCCCGTTCCTTTACAGGTGGGAATATTGGCTCGCTCAGTTAAATGCGGATGCGGATTTTTACCCGAATAATCAAACAAAAAACTACGTTCCCTATGGGAATACTACGCCGTGGACGTTACGGGTTCATCTGGAGTTAATTAAAGAGGGGTTAATGTTTTTTAACGACAATACGGTCGTAATTAAGGATTACGATTCGGATTCCACTATCGACCAGACAATAGATTTATTCGTTGAATCCACGAACCAAAACGTTAACGTAATTGTCGAAGGGGAGTTAATGAGAATTGAATGTACGCACACGTTGAACGATGGTACGTTTTGGGTACCGTTTGCGCAGTGGGGAATGATTACAGCCGAACCGTATGAAAACGCGCCTCGTTGGTGGTGTTCTACGGCGGTACCTTTTGACGGAAATGGATTGAATCCACTAACGCCGTTAACTGGATCGTTGTGCGATGTGAGTTATCCGAACTTTAATCAGGTTAAATTAACGTGTTATTTTAATCCGAGTAAAATTAACCTGCAAAATGGCGTTAAATTTACGTCAAAAATTAAAGGGTGCACGACGTCAATTCGTCCAAAATTCAAGTACACTACGTCAGGAAAAATTAAGGAAACGACGAGCGGTGGTTTAAAAGAAATGGCATAATAATTAAATATATAAACAATGGCAAACGAAATACACAATTATCCGTCCGAAATCTTTACGATAGGCGACAACGATTATTTGGACGTTGATTTTTTTAATGGAGTGGGTTACGACTCGTCAAAGATTCTCGGCAGTAATTTAAACGCTGGCAAATATTCAGCGTTAATCGATGGACCGTCGGTAACTGGATTAATAGAACAAAGTATCGTACCGACTTTGGGGAGCGGATCGCTAACGGTTCCTGCGAATTATTTTAATCAGGGAGATACGTATCGGTGTATCGTTAAGGGTATGTTAGGTGCGCATAATAACGACCAGATAACGGTACGAATCAAAGCGGGATTATCAACGTTAGCAAATAGCGGACCGATTACGATGCCGACAATTACGAATAAAGTTTTTGCGATTGTAATGGATTTTACGATTCGGCAGGTAGGTCCGGCAGGGGTTGCTGAGGTCATAACGGCAGGCGAGTTTACGTATAACAAGGATTCGGCAAATATATACGAAGGTCAAGATTTTATCGGAGTTGAGAATACTACGTTTGATACGACAATTTTCAACACGTTAGACGTTACCGTTCAATACAGCAGTTCGAACGCCAATAACACTATGCAGGCGATGTTAATGGTTTTAACTAAAATTAAATAACGTGTGCGATTGTATCAGGATATCAATAACGATTGAAGGCGAAACAACGTCATACGATTTAACGTTTGTAGGGGAATACGACGGGCGTAATTACTGGGAATTTACATACGGAATTCGTACGTATTTTATATACTGGGATTCAACGTTTAATTCGTGGATAATTGGCGATGCGTTAGGTATCAGCGACCCTGCGGAATTTTGGGCTAACATGAGCGGCGACAATCCGTGCCCGATAAACGAATACGGAATTTGGGAAGTGAATCCGACGCATCCGTACGGTAACGCAGAAATCTTTACCGAAGAAATCGAATGTCCGAATATATGTGGACGCGAGGACCGAATGTTTTGGAAATTCGATTCGATTAAGATTCCAAAGGATTTTAGCGAACCGGATAGAGGTCTCGACGAATGTTGCTGCGAGTGGTTGGTTTTGGGTTCGTCTGGTTCGTCGTGGGAAAACGACAAAACGTCAGCATGGATTAAACTATCGAGCGGGTTGGATACGTGTACTTTTAAGTTATTAAAAAATGGGAATCCGACAACCTATACGTTAACGGCGTTACCTTTACCAGAGGAACCGAACGGGTTTTATTGTACGGTAAATTGGTACGATGTTTTATTGTCGGACGGTGTGGGGTGTTATTCCTTAGTCATTCAGTACAATATTAGCGGGATTCAGGGCACGTTAAATTGGGGTAACTACAAATTAAAGCCGTACACTATTAATAACGCTAAAGGAACGGCAAGGATCCGAGCGGTGTTCAATGGTCGACAGGAAGCCGAGCAAATAAATTTTACGGGTGCTGATGTGGTATCGGATATTCGGTTCAGTGGGTTTATCGGTAAACGTCAACCTAACATGGAAATCGATAACATTATTTACGGTAATCGTGAAATGAAACGAGTAATACGGGAGAATTTATACTCGTATGAAATCGGTACCGACCCGTTACAAGAATGTTTTATACGACCAATGATCGAGACGTATTTACTAAGCGAGAATCAATTATATATATCGGATTACAACGTGGGGAATCATTCGTATCGATACACTGATTTACCGGTAATCGTTCAGGAATCGCCAGAAATAGAATACTACGATTTTAGCAGGTTAGCGAAATTAACGTGCAAGGTAGGCGACAAGTTCAAAACGTCCCGTACTTATTACTAACTTTAAATAAAAAAACAAAATGACGAATAATTTTATCCAGATAGACGAACGAGGTAATTACTTTGTAATCACGACGGGTTGGAACGACCTACTTACCACAGAAAAAAATTTTACCGGGCAGTACGATTTTCCAAAGGGAAACACGTCCGCAAATGGGTTGAAATCAATAACAGGAACGGGCGTAGAAAATACAGGTTTATCGATTGTGAATGAGAATACCAATAAAAGAATATCGATTCGTAAAACGATTAATACGACGGATATGGAGGGCAACGAAATCGAGTTAGATAACGAATTTTTCCTAATGGGCGAATTAATTACGTTCGATAATATGTTCGAATGGTTACTATTTAATACAGGTATAACAAAAATAAGCGACAGGTAATGAAAGGATTCGAAAACTTTTGGGATTTAGCGGCTATGGGGTTCGGTATGATTGGCGCCCTGTTAAAGGGAATCAAAAAACGATTTAATTGGGGTTCGATTATTTTGTCGATGTTAGTCGCTGGAATACTAACGTATAGCGTTACTGGTATATTGGCGTTTTTTTATAGCGATGTAGATCCGAAAATTATCGTATTAATATCTTTTATCGTTGGTTGGGTTGCAAATGAATTAACGGAGGTAATGGACGAAATCGTCGGTGATGTTTACGAGATTTTTATTAACTGGTTAAAGCGAAAATACAATGGCGGCAAATGATTCAATCGATACGTTAAGGTTCGAAGATAGTACGGTACTAGTAATTTATCATGATACTGAGGTTAGCGATATTCCTGATTCGGTACTCGTGCAGGAAATCCAGAAACGAGGTAACGATTTAGACAAGTATCTACAAAATAAAGATTACGGCTCAGCGGTAGTTAGTTTTTTATTTTTGGCGTTTGTAGTTTATGCAGTAATTAAGAAAAAACGTAATAAAAATGGTTAAAAAATATACCGACAAAGAATTACTCGAGAGGGTTAAAACGCTATCTACGTTTCAAAGGATACCGGATAATTTGTGGATATTAGGCGTTAGGAGTAACGAGGATTTAACCGACGTATTCGATGACAAGTTTTATATTTACAAGGGTGAAACGTTTGTAATGATGTTAACAGGCACGACAAATCCTGCGCTTAGTATTTTACGAGGAGGTTACAAGGCGTACAATCCAGAGGGCGCTGCGGTAGTTAAGGCCGACGAATGGTATTACGGTGTGTGGAGGTACGGAAGACATAAAAAAAAGATGACGGCACTCGTCCAGATAGGCGCACCGATTAAGGTATTCAGGGACGGGGACAACGACGGAAAGTCGGAGGAACTGGGAAAATATACAGCAGGGTTTTTCGGAATCAATTTTCATGCGAACACGTATGACATGGAAAATACGACGATTAAGGAAAAAATTGCGGGGTGGTCCGCTGGTTGTCAAGTGATAAATAATACGCCAAAGTACGTGGAGGCGATGCGACATTTTTCCACTGAGGCGGGAAAAAGTTTTACGTTTTGTTTGATTAATGAATTTTAATCGGTAACTTCGCTTCGCGTTTCTTATCATTTTTTGGTTGCAGTACGGCACTTTTCACGGGGTGCCGTATTTGTTTTTAGCCTATTTTTAATTTTTTTTTCAGGAAAATCGATATTTTTTTAATTTCATTTTAACCGCTTTTTTCGGCGATTTAAGCGACTTTTGTTCGTGGCGGTATCTACATATTAAAATTTTGAGAACGACGGAACGCTGTGTGGGCGGGGTTTGTAGCGCTACTAATTTTTTCTCGTATGTGGTCGCAATTTGCGTCTAGAATCACTTTTTTTTGTGGTCGCTTGTTATATTAAAATTAATCTATACCTTTGTTGACGTAACCAATTAAAAAAAATGTGATGACTAAAAAAATGAGAATCGAAAAATTGAGAAATCAATTAAACAAAGCAACGGAGCAGTACGGATTTAATCATAATCGTACGATCCAGATTAGAATTAAATTTTTTAACCTGTTAAATTCCTAAAATCAAAAATCTTTATTTTACTAAAATCAAAAAAATTAAACGCCATGAAAAATATTAAAAAATACGAATTAACTGTAAACAAAACAGAATTTAAGGAATCCCAGATAAGTAACAGCAACGATGCGTATCAGTACATACGCCAGTTCTACGGACACGACATTCATATTTACGAATCGAGTTTTATTCTGTTATTGAATAGAGCGAATAAAGTTACCGGATACGCTAAAATAAGTCAAGGCGGTGTCGCTGGTACCGTAATCGATTTTAAGATAGTTTTGAAATATGTAATCGATACACTAGCGAGCGGATTCATTATCGCCCATAATCACCCGAGCGGTAATATGACGGCAAGCCCACAGGATAACGAATTTACAAGTCGATTAAAGGAAATTTGCTCGTATCTCGATTGTAAATTTATGGATCACGTAATCGTAGGCGATACCGAGTATTATTCCTATGCTGATAACGATAAATTGTAATCACTGAAAAAAAATATTTTCAATAACGCTTGTTATATTAAAATTAATTTTTACCTTTACTCTCGTAACACAATTAAAAACTAAAAAAATGAAAAAAGAACAGGACGCAATTTCAAAAATGTTTCAATACCTAATCGAGAATATTGATAACGCACCTGCGACAGCGCAGTTAGTTATCCAGATGTCAAAGGAATTGAACGGAGAACAAATCGAGAAAGCAATTAAAGCGGCAAACGAAAAGAAATAATAACCAATAAAAAAAAGAAATCATGAAAGGATTCGAAACAATTAATCAAAGGGAATTTTTAGCACTGGAGCGAGTAACTAAGGAATACTACGAATATTTTACAATGTTCGACGTTGAATCACTGTTAAACGATGGCGAGTTCATTACACTAACATTTGAAAATTCAACGCTCAGGATCCGTTACGATTTACATTTACAGCGCATCGAATATGTTATGGAGGACAAAGAATATATCGTGATTCACTCAGTACGCGACAAAGTATTATCGGAATCCTGCAAAGAATTAACTATCGATGAAATCGACAAGCGTCACCAGTGCGTCGAGGTTACAGGGAACGGAGAAAATTACAGATTTTACTACGACTTTGAGGTCGAAAGAAATCTAGAAACAGCGCACGAGGGCGGTATTGTTACGCATTCTTATTACGAGTACGTGATTAATAACCTGCGATTAACGTCTGTGGATCGCGAGCAGGATAACGGCGAATACGGTATGGTAAATTTTTGTTTAAAACCAGAACAAAAATCTTTACTTTTGGAATCCATTAAAAACGAATTATACGAATATTACAATGAAATCAACTAAGGAAAACAAACAAACGAAAGGGGTGCAAGCGCACCCTATTTTTGTCTCGATGCCGTTAGGCGACATGGTCCGTTGGTGGACAAAGGGACGAGGAACATTTAACACGGAACATTATTTAAGAATCTGTAAAGCGAAACACGATGAAAACAAATAAAGCAAATTTTGATTTTAACTACGAGACAGGAATCGTAAAAAAGAACGGGAGAAAATACGGATTAATTAAACAGGTCGAGGGCGATAGTATTCACGTGCTGGTAACGCAAAAGGGAGCGAAAGCGTGGGGCAAAATCATGACGTTTATCGTTGTCATTCCAGAATCAAACGAGGACGATGATAAAGGTAACGATTAACCTATACTGTGAAATAGGCAAAATAAGCGAGATTAAGAGCGTTTTAAATAAGATTGGTACAAAGATACCAACGGAGGGCGAAAAGTTCGCAGGAGCGACTAAAAACGTCAATTTCGATGTGTTATTCGAATCGTTTCCAACCGAACCAAACCGAATCGAGTTTATTCAGGGCAAAAAAACCAAAATTTACAAATCAAAAATAAAATAAGAATGGCGCAAGATAAGAAATCGTTCATTCTGTATGCGGATTTAATCCACGTAACAGAAAAACTAAATAACGAACAGGCTGGGATTCTGTTAAAACACGTCCTGCGATATGTTAACGACCAGAATCCAGTCGCACCGGATCAATTTACTGAGGTAATTTTCGAGCCAATACGGCAGAATTTAAAGCGGGATTTAGTTAAGTACGAAAACATACGAGAGAAAAATCAAAGTAACGCAAAAAAGCGGTGGGATGCAGTCGCATTCGATCGTATTCCATCGGATGCCTACGATGCCGTTAATGATAATGTTAATGTATTAAATACAGATAATAGTAATAAGATAGACGACCGTAAACGGTCTTTTTACAATTTACTGAGGGATTACGTCAAGGAATATTCGAAGGGAATGTTACGGGAGTTCTACGAGTACTGGACGGAACATGGTCCGAGAGATAGAAAAATGCGATTCGAAAAAGAAAAGTCGTTCGATGTATCCAGACGATTAAAGACGTGGTCCGGTAATCAAAAGAAATTTAACAGGACCGCAAACAACGACGAGGGGAATGATTTATATTTGAACGTTATGAAACAAATCAAAAAGAAATGATACAAACCAAAGGAAACGCAATCGAATACTTACTGGATTACAAAAACGGAAAAATTAAACAAGGGATCGGGATAGGGTGCGAACTGGATAATTACTTAAGATTTAAAAGAGGTCAATTAAACATAATTTTAGGACACGACAACGTTGGAAAAACGTATTTTATTACGTGGTATTTTTTGACGCTAGCGTTAACCCATAAATTACGGTTCGTGCTGTGGATGGGCGAGAATCAAAAAGGGCAAATTTTACGGGACATGGTGCAAATGTACTACGGTGTTAAATTCAATCAATTAACCGATACAGAAATCCAAAGGGGTAGCGCATATATTGAGAATTTTTTCGACTTTGTGGATAATTCAAAACTTTACA